GCGAAGAACGAAACCCTGATCCATGTGAACAGACCGGGGCAATCGTACATCGTGATCAAGAACGGTCAGCACGTGGAACTCAACGAAAAAGAGTTTGCGTTAGCAGTGGCCGGATGCGCGGGCGCGGTATCGTTCTCACCCGTGTTTGAACCAAAGGCAGCGGCGGAAGTCAAAGAAGAAGCTCCCAAGTTTTATAAGGGTGCAAGAAAATGACGTTGAATCTCGGTGTACATTCGCTTGTGACAGAATCAGATGTTGAAGCATTTTTCGCTATCACGGTGGCTTCCCTTTCGAGTGCCGATAGCAACAAAATGAGTTTTCTTCTCGACATCTCAAGTCAGATCATTTGTTCGTTCACGGGACGGGCCTTTGCGCTGGCGAGTTATTCCGAGGTTTTCGACGGTGCGGCGACGGATATGCTTGTGCCACGAGAGTGGCCGGTGCAGTCAATCATCACACTGAAGTTCAGTTCTGATGGGAACTTCTCGAATTCATCTGACGAGAAAGCCAACGCGGGTATCTCGTCGGACAAGACGAGTGTGGATCTTCACGACGGACTGACAACGCCACGTGGGAGGGCGGCCGTGCAGTTGGAATACACTGCGGGCTACTCGTCTATACCACACGATCTACGCTACGCGGCCTTGGTTCAGTATCAGTATTTGAACCGCAATTCGGGCAGCACTCACGGGAACGCAATGCTTGGGCTCAAGTCTATTTCAAAAATGGGCGAGGGTCAGACCAAGGATGGCAACATAGAAAAAGACGGCTTGTGCGCGGAAGCGGCGGGCATTGTCGAGAAGTATCGGCGCATGGAAGCACCAAGAACGACGATGTTCCAAAGGATAGGGTGACGCAATGGCAACGAAGCAAACCACCATCAGAGAGTTCGTGATGCTACTCGGCACCATGAGCGCGGGGTTCGACAAGCAATTGTTGCGGTTTGCTCACGGCGTTGCAACGGATGTTCGCAGGGAAGCGATCCGCAATGGACAGCGAACCTTTGGGATGACTGCCAGGAACAACTCACGCGGTAAGGCAATCGCTCCCTCACGAGGGAAGCTTGTTGAGTCAATCATGCTCGCAGTGGTGGGACAGCTACCCGGCGTGACAATCGGCAGTCCAACGGTTCCCTATGCGGCGATCCACGAATTTGGCGGGTGGGTGAAACCGCGTAACGCCAAGTACCTCACCATCCCACAAGACCCTTACTTCGTGGGGAAGCGTGCGCGTGAGTTCGACTTGTCAGTTGTTAAAACCAAGTCGGGCAAGCTGTTCCTCGTGCAAAAGCAGACCGGGATTTTCGCTTACCTGTTGCGTCGTGAACCTGTCCGCATACCACCAAGACCCTATCTCAGACCGGCGATGGAACTAGTCGCAGGTTCGGATAGAACGAAATTAAACGCAGAGAAGTTGTTGGGGGCATTCATCAAATGAGTACACCGGGCCAAAGGATTCTTGCAGCATTGCAGACAAGGTTGGAAAGGATCACGGTCGCCAACAACTTCCCTCTCACAGTCAAGACCGTTCTGGTCAACAAGGGTGAAATCGAATTCGGCATCAGCGCCGATAGGTTGCCACTCATAGATATCATTCAAGCCGATGAACAATACGAACACGAATCATCGGGATTCCTGAACGTCAACACGTCGGTCATTCTTCGGATGGTGCTTGCACAAGGGGCATCTGATTCAGATATGGAGGAATTCAAAAGCGCGATCATTCGTTGTGTTTACGCTAATTCGTATGTGTCTAATTCGGGGAACACTGGAATTCATTTGGCGGATGGCGGCGGGGGAACAATCTATATGCCTCGATTGATCTCATGCCAAAACGATATCGCAATGGTGGAAGGCAATCGGATTTATGCGTTGTTATTTGAGCTACACAGTAAGCGTACCGTGTGGCAATTCTAACGGAGGATTCTGTTATGGGAAGGTTTGGTAGGCTTTACGTTATCGGTTGTCTCTTGTTGGGTCTGGTCGGGTTCGCGGTCGCGCAAACGTCGATCACGAATCCTGCAAGTGTGGGAGTCATCAACAAACACGCTAACACCCACTACAATTTCACACTCGCCATTGCAAGCGGAACTCCGAGTGCGATCTCTTTTACCAATCGCTCCGGTGGAGCTATCACAAGCGAAGCTGATGGCGCGTGGGTGGAGATCGGCGGATATCCTCGGTGGCTCAAGGCGGCTAAGTCCCTTGCGTTCCCTGCGGATCTTGATGGTGCTAGTGGGTGGCCGATCGTTGATGGCGCTTACATGTACGCATATGTGATTTACAACTCCGCTACGGGCGTGAATCTTTGTGTCTCTGATGAAGCCAACCGCACCACGAAGGGCGCGGTAGCGGCGGCGGCGTTTGGATACATGAAGTGCAACGGCACCACGGCGACGGGTTCCGCAGTTCGCATGATCGGAAGGATGACTGCGGACACTTCCGCAAACACGGTTAGCGGCTACACAGAGAAGGGCGTCATCGGCGGTCAACTCAATATCCCGGTTTGGGGATTTGGCGCTGTCACAACCGCGTATGTGAGCGGCGGCGCTATCTCTTATCCTGTCAGCGGAATGACTTCAACGCGAAAGTGCATGACTGAACAGGTTGCGATGGGTGGCGGTTCCATTGTGGCAGCTGTGCCAACAACGGGCGCAATCAACGTTACTATCGATCCGACTCCGGTTGGAACGCCAAGCACAACCATCAACTATATTTGCTGGTAAAGGGCCACGAGTTCGGCGGGTATCAACTGTTTTTTGGAGGTCTGAATCATGGCAAAGTGGAGATCCAGTTTTAACTTCGCAACACAATACTCGTCGAACAAACAAGGTTTTTCGATTGGTATTGAAAACTTCGTTTTCTTGAAAGAGGAAAGCGTAGCAGGTACGTTTGTCGCTCCAAGTATCGGAACGCAGGGTAAGCTCACAAGCGCGGTTGCAGCCGTTGATGACGCTTCCGCAATTACCAACATTCTTTTGAAGCTGGCAGTTGATGGTGAGGCAGCCGTTACCGGAACTCTCACGCTGACCGGCGCTTCCACTCCCACGCTGATTTGTACGGCGGTTGACACTGCGATGAACGCGGCGTTGGCGGCGGCCGGTCAGGATGGAAGAATCTGGACAAGCTTCGTAGGCGCTGGCGCTTCTCTCGCTTACTCTATCAACTCTCAAAAGCCGGGAACCGGATCAACCGTAACGTGTTCAGCGGCGGCGTCGGCAGACTTCGCAACGGATCTTAAAATCGATTCTGGTTCAAGTCCCACACCTGCGACGGGAACATACACCACAGACTTCTTGTGGCAGACCAAATTCTCCGCGAAATACGAACAACCCTTTGAACCTTCCGCTCATAAGGTTGGACGGCAGGCGGCGGATATCGTTCTTTCCAAGAAGAAGGTGGAAGGCGATCTTGAAACCTATATCTGCTTTGCAGAAGCGGCCGCAAGCGCGGTTGTTGATGAACCTGTGAAGCTCTTGATTGAACAAGTGTGCGGCGTGCGCGACACTTCATCGGTGGGAATCGTCAAGTTCAATGCAAAGAACGGACCCACGAAATACTTTAGCGTTGTTCAAGGGAACAACGTGTTCTCTCGTTGCATCAATGGGTGTTACGTGAAGAACATGAAAATCATGCTTCCCGGCGACAGTCCTGCCAAGTTCACGTTCAGCTTCAAGGGTCGCAATGCCTTGGAAGCTGGCATCGGTCGATTCAGCGCGGCGGCGTCCTCCTCTGTTGCGCTTCTGGAAGCGACTGAAGGGTTCCGGTTCGAGGTCGGTTCTCGCGTCATGCACGTGAGTTCTGACGGGCGCACCGTTCTTCAGGGCGCTGATGGTGCCTTGACTGTGAGCGCGGCGGCTACGCAGTCCATGATTTTCAACGCGGCTATTGCTTGTGCAAGCGGTGATTTCCTGGTCGGATGGATGCCTCATGTGTTTGGCTTCGCAGGTCAGAACACACCCGTGGTCGGCCTTGAGGGAACGGTGTCTTTCGACAATGGGTCAACAACCGTGGAGCAGATTCGCAACGTCGAATTCACTTTCGACCCGAAGGTTGAAGACCAAGATAATTGGTACGGCGCTGATGGAAATCGCGGCTATATCGTGGGCGACAAGGCAGAGATCACACTCAAGGCAGACATGCTCTTGAGCGCGGATCAGTGGAACAAGATCATCGCGGCCAAGTCCCAATCCACTTATGCGATGAAGATCGTGTTGGGTGATGCGACGGCGCGAACATTCGAAATCATCGCTCCCAAGTTCATCCCGAAATCCCCAGCCGTGGAACTCCCTGACAGTGGATCGGTGCTTGCATCCTTTGAAGGGCCGTGCTTGCAATCGGCCATTGGCGAAAATGACGCCTTTGAGATAAGCTACCAGTAGTCTCCTCAAAGGGTTTGAACAGTGCAACACATGGGCATCCGTCAATTGACGGGTGTCTTTTTTTATGGCATCCTCCCATCAGCTTCTCTTTCTGATTTTGTTTGTCGTTAGTCCTCCCTGCCCCACGTGGTCAGGGACTTTTTCATAGGTGACGTGTGGAGTTTGAACAAAAGAGATCTCTCATTGTCAGGTGTCTCGCTCGCATTGGCATCACGAATATCAAGTCAATTGAACAGATTGATCCATGGCGCACACGTGTTTCTGTTGAGTACATGGATTCGGGTTTCATGATGGCGCACACAATTGTTGTCAAAGAGGATGGTATAAATGAGCCAAGAAAATATCTATGGGCGCGACTATCTCCAAAAGTTCACAAGGCTAGAGTCTATCAAAGCGACATGGGAACTCAACAAGTGGCGGGCAACGCAGGCGATGATTGCCCAAGACGAGTATTCAGCGCAAACGATTATTGACGTTGGATGCGCGGCCGGTACGTTTATCAAGTCGATGAAAAGTCTGATGCCAATGGCGCGGGTGATCGGCGTCGATATCAACCCGCTCGCAGTAGCGCATTGCACGGTTGGCGGTTTGGAAGCCTATACCAATGAGATGTTTGATTTCATTTGGGATACTCATTTATCTCAACATCAACATGTGACCATGACGTTCTGGGATAGCTTGGAACACATGCGCGATCCGGCCGGGTTCCTCAACCGCTATCGGCCGAAGAAAGTCTTGGCTTCGCTCCCATGCCTTGATGGGTTCCTCGAACACTTCACGTCATTCGATATCTGTCTATGGAAACACTATCGTCCCATGGAACACTTGTGGCACTTTACGGCGGATCAGTTCGTTGCCTTCATGAAGGAAGCGGGCTACGTTATGGTTAGTGGGCCGATGTTCGATGAATGCTATTGGCGAGTTGATCCGATTCTCAAGGATCGCAACATCATGACGTTCAGTTTTCAGCGTGCTTGATTTGGCTTGCCTGCGGAAGATTCCTACCAAACATGTGATTGACTAGTACCAATGATTCGTCATCATAAACGGGAATCATCTTTGCGAAGTATTCGATCACGCCGTCCTGTTTCGTGAGGGCTTCCTTGTCTTTCCCAATGCGCTTGAAATGCTCTCTTTGTGCGCTTTCCTTGCGGACTTGTAGCATCAGAATCTTTTGATACCAGTTTGTATTATCGTCGTTGTACTCTTTGCCGTTGATGTTCAGCTTGATATCAGTTTGCATCTCTTGCCTTTCTGAGTGCTTTGATGCAGGCGTCGGCGGTGTCTTCGGCGCTTGCAGGTTTCGTTTCGCAGTCGGTCAACCGCAGTCCACTTTCCAACATCCGGGCATAGGGCGGGTAATACTTTCCTTCGGTGTGCAAGATAGTTGACTTGTAGTTCTGCCATCCCTTGCGGAACGGCATTCTAAATTCAGGGTGAATCAGGCTTGCCACATAAACGATGTGCGGGCGATTGGAACAACCGGCAAGGGGGAGGTGTCCTGTCTCGGTGGTAAGAACGACATCGGTCTGGTCATAGATCGCGGCTAGTTCATGCAACGTCGTTCGGTTGTAGAGGCAGAGATCGTGGGGGATGGCGTCGGCCGGGTGAAGGCGCTTTAGTTCAAATTCGTCCAGGCGTGGATTGTCCGACCCGATATCCTTCGGATCAATGTCTTTCCCTACCAACACGACTTTGAAACCTTGGGCGCGAACCCTTGTCGCGATCTCGGCGTACCACTCCACCGGCATGGTGCGGCTAGGCCAACCGATAACGGGCGACATGGCGAGAATCGGCACGTGGGACACATGGTAGCAATGAACGCCAATGTCAAGCGCGGGCCGAAGAAGCTCACGGGCGCTTTCCCATTGTGCGGTTGACCAGAAAAGATCAAGGCTCTTGTCTTCTGCAAGAAGGACGGAACGGAACACATTCGCAGTCACATAATCAACGACGTGACTATGCGGGTGGCTCACACCGGCCATCTGATTCCCGACAATGAAATGTCCCCAAGGGTAAAACATAGTCGGGATCGGTATGCGCGAACCAACGATCTTGTACAGGTTTGTGATGTGATGATTGCCCATAAACGGTTCGGGGTTCCTTGCCCACACGTCGATTGCGATTCCTTTATTGTGTAACATTCTGAAGATGGGCGTGTGGTACAGCAAGTCTCCGAAGCCGATAAACGTGGTGGTGATCTGGCATCTCCGATGAAGGGTCATGCGGTGTCTCCCGTGTTTGTTCCTGTGAGTGTCGCTTGACGAGTGCCGGTTGTCAACTGTACCATGAACTTATGGGGAGAAACATTTATGAAGAGTTACATCTTTGACCGAAGCACGAATATCTTTCACGATAGCGTGAGAGGTGCGGAACGTGAGTTAGGCAAGACGGCCGCACAGATCGCGAAGGACTCGCAGATCGAAATCCTCACCCACGATGAGGTATCAACTGCGATTGCTGAATTCATCCACAGGAGGGAACGCAATGGCACCGAAGCCAAAACAACAACGCATGTCAAAGCCAAGATCGACGGCAAAGCCAACGGCAAAGCCACAACCAAAACGAAAAACAAAGACCGTCTACTCACTCGCTGAACACCAAAGGCGACTCGCAGAGTTCCGCAAGTCAAACCCACACGCGGTCTTGACTCCTGACTTCTTCGCTCCCCAAGGGCGGCCGTCTAAATACGATCCGCAATTGCATTGCTCACTCCTGTACGAACATCTCGCCACGGGCCACACGATCACATCATTCGGTTCAGTCATCGGCGTGACACGGGAAACGGTTTACGATTGGCTGGCAACACATGAGCAATTCCTGCAAGCGCGAAAGCTGGGGGAGATGGCGCGAATCAAACTGATGGAAGATATCGGAATCAACCAAGCCATGACTGGAAAAGGATCGTACCAAACGTGGGCGATGCTTGCGTTCAAGTATTGCGATTGGGTTCCACCGGCACTATCGCACATTATTTCAGGGGGCGATCGTCCAATTGAATTCAAGGCAGTTGATCAGATGACTCCTGAAGAACGACGAGAAGAAATTGACAGACTCATAGCCAAGCGCGAAGAACGGCAGAAGGCGCGGGCGGTGGCGCTGACCATTGATTCGGTGATAGACACAAGTGATTGACGAAGAATTGCAAGAGGAAAGACGACTGCAAGAATTGATTGTCGCTGAAGACAGGGCAATGGACTTTGCGCGGCTTGTTCGTGAGACTTTCCCAAAGATGATGTGGGGATGGTTTTATGATCACTTGTGTCACGTACTAAAGGAATTCCTTGATGCGACTATGCGCGGTGAATCTCCCCGACTGATCATCAATGTTCCGCCACGCTTAGGCAAGTCAGAGATATGCACGGTGCGCTTCCCATTGTGGGCGATGTTGAATTACGCTCACATCGAAATCATCGCGTGCTCTTACGCTCAAAACCTCGCCGTTGAGTTCTCACGCAAAGCAAGGGAACTTGCGTTTCACCCTTACGTGTCAGATATATGGGGAAACAAAATCAAGGGCGGTCAGTTCGCCGCTGAAAAGTGGAGTCTCAACAACGGCTCAAGTTATCAGGCTACATCAATCGGTGGTTCCATTGTTGGCAAGGGAAGCCATATCCTGCTTATCGATGACCCACATAAAAACATCATCGAAGCGGATTCGGCTCACCATCGGAATTCAATTTGGGAGTGGTATGGCTCAAGTGCCATCACCCGATTGTCACCGGGCGGCGGCGTCATCATCATCATGCAAAGATGGAATGAGCTAGACTTGACTGGTCAACTCATTCGTAAAGAGAAGACCGAGGGCGGCGACAAGTGGCAGGTCATTGAGTATCAGGCGATTGCTGAACAGGATGAACCGTTCCGAAAGAAGGGCGAGTCTCTGTTGCCTAACCGCTTCCCGGTGGCGATGTTTAAGAAGACAGAAGCGGCTATGGTGGCGCGTATCTGGCGCGCGAATTATCAGCAAAGACCCACGCGAAAGGGAGGCAACGTCTTTGTCAGCACGTGGTTCAAGAGGTATCTTGCACTTCCCATTATAGAAGCCAAGGCACCGATCCAGCCTGAATGGATCTCGTCTTGGGACTTGCGCTTTGGAGACTCACAAAAGAAGAGTTCTTCCTACGTGTGCGGTCAGATTTGGATGCGGCTAGGCGCACAAAAGTATCTCGTTGATCAGGTGCGCGGAAGGTGGGACTTCTCCCAATCCATCGAAGCGTTCAAGGAATTATTGAGAAAGTATCCACAGTGCCACAGTCACCTAGTCGAGAATAAGGCCAATGGTCCCGCAATGGAGAACGTACTCAAAAACGAAGTCAGCGGCATCATGCTTCGCGCTCCCAACGGTGATAAGGTCCAACGTGCAGAGGCAGCACAGCCAACCGCAAAGGCGGGGAACGTGCATATCCCTGATGAAAATTACAACATGTGGGTGACAACATGGCTTGACGAAATGACCACGTTCCCAGGTTCCGAGGATGACGATCAAGTTGACTGTTACAGTCAGGCCGTCAATTATATGCTCGAAAGCGAAACAAGTTTGGAAGAAGTTCTTTGCGTTGAAACCTATTCGTCATCGTTTGGCGATGATGATTATTGAAAGGAAACCCCATGGCTATCAGTCTGAAGTCTCGTGTCAATAAGAATGAGATCCGCTTGGTGTCCGTTCGCGACTCCGCAATTGATTGGGCATCGATGGCGGAAGCCAACCAGATGACAGTTGAAGAAGTCAAAGAGGAATACAAGCGCGACAGAAAACCCGACCTCCTGAAGTTCAAGGGTGGCGAGGTTCCCACGGTGTTTTGTTTCTCCGATCCGCGCTCCGCTTCTGAGTATGACAAAATGCAAAACCTGATGGTGCGCGTGTCCAACGTGAATAACGATGGGCGCGGTAACGTCGAATCCAACCGAACGATCTGGGACGAATTGTACATTGGTTCTTTTGACGCTATTTGGGAAGGCTCCCCGACTCCTGTCAGTCGCGACAAGAAAGGACGGCTCATTGATGCCTTCATTCAGTCGCTCATTGATGCGGGCATTTATGGTGAATTGGCTATGGCTATCATATCTATCTTTGCATCATCGATGATCGGGGGCTCGGTTTCCGAGGACTCGAAAAGTTAGGGCATGGGTAGAGTGGCAGTTCTTTGACGACGACAGGGAAAAGCGGGGATTCAGTTGTGAGAAGTGCCACGAAGACACGAAACGAATTCGGCGGTGCGCTGAAGACAGGTGGGATTGGACGGTGCATGACGGGCCTTTCCCGATGCGAATTCGTGAGCACGGGGAATCCTATGGCTTCTGTCCTGCGAAGGTCTTACGCGACTCACCTGGGACGACGGTGGCTTGTCAAACGATGTTCATTCGGTGGAAGTGCGGTGCCCTAAATTATGATACGATGGACTTTGATGAGGCAACGCGCTTCTATTCGTTCATTCGGTCATGGGAGGGATTTGAGAAAGCAAGGGACTTCCGCTTTCTCTCTCGCCTTCTTGGGGGAGACAAAAAATGACAGTCAGTCTTCAAATGGAAATCGTCGTCAAGGGGAAAGAGGACGCCAGCAAGATTTTCGACAACATCAAAAGGTCAGCGGGTGACGCTGAAGTCTCTCTTAAAAAAGTCACTGATACCACCAAGTCAAACTCAATGGCTTTCACTGAACTCAACTCGGCGCTAATGATTGCGAGGGCCGCGTTCAACATGATCTCCCAGGTGGTCAAGGCCACGGTGGGCGCGTACATGGATGCGGAGGATTCCTTGCTTCGCATGGCGGCGGCTATGCGTATGTCGGGTTCCACATCCGACAAAGCGTTGGAGAGCATGGTCAAGTTCGCGCAAACCATGGGAACGCTCACCCGCTTTGAGGATGACGCGGTGCTTGGGCTCATGTCCATGGGCAAGGCGGCCGGGTACACCGATGAAACCGTGAAAGCCATGACACTCGCAGCGGCCAACCTGTCAGCGGTGACAAAGAAGGATCTCGCCACGTCCTTCGATGCGCTGATGATGTCGTTGAACGGGCAGACCAGGGCGCTCAAAATGATGATGCCTGAACTGAAGGGCATGAGCGATGAGGCTATCCGAGGTGGCGCGGCTATCAACGTCATCAACCAAAAGTTCGCTGATGCGGCGGTCAATGAACAGTCCCTTTCGGCGTCCTCTGAGAAGCTTGCCAATTCCTTCGGCAACATGATGGAAGCGATTGGAAAGGTGATCGTCGAAGCGATCGACTTGCGGGGAATCTTTGATGGGCTCACTTCCCTGTTCACAAAGCTTGGCAGGGCGGTCGAATCGGTTGACTTCCGAAAGCTGGCTGATGGCTTGCGTGAGGCAATCCCTTTTATCGTCTCCTCAACCGTTGCGCTAGGCGTTCTTCTCAACACGTTCACGGGACTCAGCACTCTGTTGATGGGTGGAACAATTGCTCAAGGTATCGCCAAGATCACGTTCGGTCTTCGGGCGGCGTGGATTGCGGCCGCTCCCTTCCTCCTCATTGCGGCTAAGATTCTCTTGATTGTCGCAGCAATCGTTGCCGTAGCAGTCGCCATCGATCAGCTTGTGAGGAACTTCTCACGCTTGGGTGATGCCTGGGGGCTTGTGTGGAACGTCATGCAACAGGTGGCACTCAGGGCCATGGCGATGATCTACGATAAGCTGGCAGAGATCGCATGGATGTTCGGTGGCAACGCTAGCAAGTGGCGAGATAAAGCACAACAAATGATCCGTGATGCGGATGATCTCAAGTCCAAGTTCAAGGTCAGCAAGGACGAACTGACAACCAATTGGGATACGGGCTTCGTTGGCAAGATCATCGATGCCTTCAAGGGCGTCGGCAAGTCCGCTGAAGAAGGCGGAAAGAAGGCAGACCTTGGAGGAAAAAAAGCCAAGGTCGCGTTGACTGGCATCAGCGAAGCGGCAAAGAAAGCGGCCGAAGAACTGAAGAAGTTCCTTGATGAACTGAAAGCGTTCAACAAGGAAACCGAAGCAATGGCGGGTGAGAACGAACTGGTCGGAAAGAATGAAGTCCAAGTCGCGGCGATTAAGTATCAGCAATCCCTCAAGGGACTGAACGAAATGATCGCAAAGGGTAAGCAGTTCAATCAACAGAAGCAAACCGAAGAAGCAATCAACAAGCGTATCTATGAGATAGGCAAGAGATACACAAAAGAAACAAGCGATGGTTATACGAAACTATCTGAAGAAGCCAAAAAGTATTTCGATCAAATTGCCGATATCTCAAACGCTATCAACGAAACAGAAACATCAGAGCCAAACAAGATCCGATTCGGCGCATATGACAAAGCGCGTGAAATGAACGCGGTCATCGCTGACGCCATGGACTACAACGAAAAGAATCCTGAGATCGCACTTGACCTAGACATAGTTCACATGATGGATCAAGTGAATCGGTTTGTGGCAAAGGCAGAAAAAGACGCTGACGAACTCGAACTCAAGCTTGCACTTGAACCTTATACAAGTGCCATCAACGCAGCCACGGCAGGATCAAAGCAGACCCTTGAGTTCGTCCTCAACAAATGGGGGG